CAGTTTATTTCATTGGGTTTTCTTTCGCTGAGATTCTCCAGTGGAACCCAGTTTATGGTTGTGCTTATGTTCATTTCATTCTCCATGATTTGGTTTTGTAAAATAACTATTTGCCTTCCAAGGTCTGCAATCCCAACTGTCCAGTAGTACACCACCTACGACTGCTGTGAGATGACCGCAAGTAACGAAGATATAGATTCCGTCGGGGTCAACAGGGATATTCTTCAGAGAGTACTTTCTTCTTCCGCTGTGGGTCAATGGGCTATGTTTCACCCATCCCCTGTCCGACAGCCATTCCTCATAGCATCTTGGGTCATTTGGTAGGAATCCAATATCCCTGCCCAATTCAAACAGTTCATTCCAAACGACCAGATAGTCTGTATCGGTAGCATGAGCCAAAGCCCTCACTACACAATCGTTGGTTCTATCCTTTTTCAGTTTACAAGACCAGTACTTGTCTCTGCCACCAAACGATTTTTTGTATTTTATTCTCATTTATCACTCCATGTTTGGTTAGTTTTAGGAAATGGTGAACATCTTGTCTCTTCATTCCAGTCACATAGTTGTAGGTCGGATAAGGGACAAACACTGCATGGTAGCACTTCCTTGTGACCACATTCTGAACAATCAGATTTTCCATCTTGGGTTATTTCAGCATCACATCCACATTCTGGACAACCTTCATCACATTTAGCATCTGTCCATAATTTAGAGTAATCCCAACTTAATGCATCTGGCTCAAGACCAAATTTGCTGAGAAGGTTTGTTAGTTTTTTACTCATTTCATTCTCCATGTTATTTTCAATTAGTAGCACCATGCTACAGAGCGCAGGGCAGGAATCGAACCTGCCCAGTACCATACTGCGCTTATTATATATATATACTACTCATACTTGAACAGGTATTCCTCGTGTACCCTTGGGTCGTAGTCTGTCTCGGTCTTAATCCGTTTCAGCAGGTGAGAGATAGTTACGGAAATACCATCATCTGTCTGTCTCTGCTTGGTGATAAGGTCAACCAACTTCACTGCCTCTGCTCTTGAGAGTTCAATCTGGGACTCTTCCTTGTATACGACCTTCACTTGAGTAAAACCCTGATTATCGACTATGTAGTATTTTATATCCTGTTCATTTTCGATGATTATCATATCACCAACGCTCATGGACGTATGGGCAATCCAACCCATAACACCTGCCCAGTAGTACCTTCTGTCGGATGCACATAGTTTTGCATAGTCAGGATTCTTCTCGTCAAACCATTTATTCGACTTTATCATCCTGTCAACATCACCATCGTCTTGGTCTTGACTGAACTCTGCATCGTAGCCATTGAGATGCTTGAGTTGTTCGGTGCTGATATGATTGAACTCTTCCCAGAGCGCATTCATAACTTGGTTGTCGTCGTCGTTGTTGTTTACTGTCCTGACAGCAACAGTCTTCCAGTTAGAAGAGATTACATCAGTTTTGATGTATCCCCATCTCTCGAACAGGGATGCACAGTGTTCCTTCAGCCATTTAACACCCATCATGGCATCCCTGCCAAACTGCCCAGTTACAGCGTATTTGATTGTTACTCGTTTCATTTCTAACTCCATGTTTGGTAGCGGATTCATTTCCGCAGAGCCTTGGGGAAGAATCGAACTTCCCCACTGCACCATGCAAGGCTTATTATATATATATATTAGCCTGTTCTAACAAAACCGAAGTAAAACCTCGGTTGATGGATGAACTCCAATGTGCCTTTGACTCCGTCGCTCTTGCGAATCACCACTACACAAGGTGATGCAAATCCCTGCACTGTAAAGTCCTGCTGCAACTCTTTGGTGTTCCAGACCTGACCATGTTGCTCTTCGAGTTCTTCCCGGTTAGGTGTAAAGTCTTCAAAGCAACGGTTACAGAATTCGTGACCGTTGAATAGCTTTGTATCACCCTTGTCAACTTCTTGGTCACAATTCTCGCAAGTAGTTTTATCGTCGTCAGCCTGAACATAACTCGGAAATTTCCGAGAGTCTACTGTTGGGCATTTCCAGAATCCATCTGCTGTGCCGTCAGTATAGTCCACAAACGTACCGTCAAGGTCATTCCAATACTGCTTTGCCAGTTCATATCCACAACCAGTACACTTCAGGAAATACTCGAAGTTGCTGTTGTCGTGGTCTTGATGCCATAGCTCCCAGTTATCGTGGGATTCATAGCCTTCATACTTGCCATATTCATCTTCCAGAGGGAACTTACACCTACATCCCTGACCTGCTTGAGCAGTCACTATTCTGGATACCGCTTTGATTAATGTTCGTTTCATTTTTTACTCCATGATTAGAGCGACTTCATTGTCACTCAGAGGGTAGGGGGAGAATCGAACTCCCCCAGTACCATACTACCCTATTTGGCTTCGTATTCAGTGCCAAGGATGTGGTCACAGGCTTTAGCCGACCTTGACCCAGCCCAGACAATCCAGTCTTCATTTTCGGACAATTTAGACTTCCATCCAGAGATATAACTTGCGCTGTTCTGGATGACTGAACTTCTGTCAATCCCTGCTATGGCGCATAGGAAGGTTGAACCAAGTTCAGCAACCAGTTCTTCCTTGCTGTACTCATGGCTCCCGAAGAAATTCAGACCAGTAACACCTTCTCTCGCCAATCTGGACTTATGACCAGTCGAGTGAATCAACTCATGGAAGAATGTCGAATAGTATTCCTCGTCAGAGACAAAATACTCTGGCTTGACCATGTGAACTTCGTCAGCAGATGGACGATAGTGACAACTATCTGCTTGGTCATGGTAGACCTTCGGTGAATCAGGATAATTAGCAATTATCTCGTCACAGGCTTCGACAGGAGTAAAATCCCGAACTTCATCATCGTCCTTGATAGCAGGATAATACTTCTCAGGAAGACCGTCACATTGGTTGGCTGAGAATACGTTGAACGAGAAGAGAGAAGGGAATGGTGTTCTCTTGCCAGTACCCCTGCAAGCAGTACAACTATCACCGATGCATCCACTGTTGTCCCAAGATGAACCAGTACAGTCAACTGGTGGATGAAATTTCCAGTAGTGAATAGGAAATGACTTCTCACCCTTCCTGACCTGACCACCAAGTTTCTTAGCCTGACCAAAAGTAAGCCACCAAGGGGATTCATACCCTGCACAGCCCAGAATAGCCAGATTGGTTCCACGATACACCTTCTTGGTCGATACTGACCGAGGTGCATTGGCTTTGCCACCATTCCAAGGCTTTTGCCAAGGAACAATGCCCTGCTCCAGAAAACCAAGGATTCTCTCGGTGATTCTCTTGCAGATTGATTGATATTGTTTTTTGTTCATTTTGAACTCCATGTGTTGGTTAAGACAGGGCAAAAGCCCTGTTTCGAGTATTGAACTCTCGTCAGTTAACCTTCCAGTTTTTCTAATTCATCGACTATCTCTGACTCCCTATTTCCCCATAGTTCTGACTGTTCGTAATCAGAGTCGTAATCAGGGCTGTCTGGGTCTTCGTTGATGTAGTTTTCTTTCTGCACCAAGACTTCTTCTAACTCATTTTGCAAGACAATTCTCCTGAGAACAATATTGACGAATTCATAAGCATATGATTCACCAAGGTGATTACGTCGCTTAATGTCTGCTGTAATATGTGGAATTGTTCTCTCCCTGCCTAATTCAGAGTACAGGGCTGTCCAATGGTCGAGACTGAGAGTAATCAGTTCTTCTATCGACTCGAACTGTCCTTTGATGATGTGTTTTAGTGTTTCCATTTTTAACTCCATGTTGGTTAAGACGGGGAACGAGTCCCCGTTTCGGGCATTCAGCCCTCGTCAGTTAACCTGAAGTAATGCTACCGTCTACAACAGCAACTTTAAACTCGCCAATTTTGATATGTCCATGCCTATCTGTTTTATGGACAACATCACCTTCGGTGATTGCAGGGTCTTCGACTATGACCTTGTCATCTGCAGTCTCAGGAAGAGAATCTATATCGTGGACAAACCGATAATCCCTTGAGCAAACATAACCGACATGATATGTCAGTGAATTGTAATCAGAATGAAAATGCGGTAAGTCCTTCCCTTCTGCCCTCAGTAAACGATTGATATGAAGTATCAGGGTTGGTGGATACAATTCACCATCACTTATGCCATATTCAGCACCATCGTTTGCATCAGAAACCAGAACAACATCCCTTCCTAATGCATCAGTGAAACAACTTCTGTTATGAAGGTTAGCCCTTCTTATCCTCTGACTGAGTCTGGTCAGTTTTTCAGTGTAACTCTCATAGTCCTGTTTTGTCTTGAATTCCATGTCTATTCTCCATGTTAGTGTTTTGTGGGGTAGTTCCCATGCCATATATTACATAGATTACTACTGTTTCCAATAACTTTATTTATAGAAAATGATATAATGATGAAATTAATGCCACCGTCGTGAAAGCATAAATCAGTACCATAATTATGGCAATCTGGCTGAAACTATATATATAAGGATGCAAATCCTGAATGCATTGAAGGGTGCTTGGGGAGAGGTGGGATAAGTGTATACAACTATTGGTCGCTTGTCTTGGTTGGATGTGCATGGCTCAGGGGGGTCTCAGGGGGTCATTTGTATAACTTTTTAGGGAAATTGTTATACAGTCTCTCGTCGAGAGAAGGTTGGATACCCTATTATATGGTCACTCTCGGTCAACATGGCATGGAATCAGGATGGCTCACAGTCGGTGACATGGGTGCGGTAAAATAATAATGTGCCGTCGGTGACCCACCCAGTCGGTGGGGGCGGGGGTCTCGTCATCTATATAGTCAGCATTGTTATATTTCAGGTAAAATAAACGGGTTGACAAAGATTACAGATAGTGTGTAAGATAGAGCATGATAAAATTCATTATTGGTTTCGTTTTAGGCTGTGTCTTCACCTTTTTAGTTTGCGGTATCACCTTAATGATTCGTGACGAGAAGGAGACAAAGAAGAGGAGGCAGCGCATGAATAAGGCAGGAACGCCTTGGAGCCGTAAAATAAGAGAGAGATAAATGGCATTAAATATTAGTGAGATAGTTGAGGTATTCGGTAATGATTCGACATTAAAGGTAGATGGTTACGATGATTGTGTAGTTGGTATAGATGGTGATGGTCGGTTGGTATATGACCGGAGGTTGATGTTAGACAAGTTAGAGAAGGACATGAGTTCTGATGATGCTGAGGAGTTTTTCGAGTATAACATAGCTGGTTCTTATATGGGTGAGATGACTCCGTTGTACATCCATTTATTCAGTAAGGAGGGCAATTTTTGTGAGCATTTAACCACTGAATACCAGCCAGAGGAGAAGGAAAACAACGTACCTGAGTCTTTGAATTGTGTAGATTGCGGTGAGGAGTTAGAGCCACCGGAGCCTGATTGGGATATGGAGCTGCATAACAGCCCATTGGGCATAGGATTTGCACAGAAAGACATAAAGAATGGTTAATTCTGACTGGAAGAATTGGACAAAGGGTTTTCCATACAGTGATGATATAGATGACCCGGATTATATACGGGACAGATTAGAGTTATTCAGGACAAACGGTAATGGATGGTGGTGGAATGCACCGAGCAAGCAGAAGAAGGAGCCAATAAGGATAAGAAAAAGGAGAAGAAGTAAGGATGTTAAAATTTCTAAAGACCAGTGAATTATGCAGCATATTGGGGGTATCCCGTCAGTGTGTATATAAGTGGAGGAATCAGGATAATCCTTTACCTACTGCTATTAATAATACGAATGGTGGTGGTAAGTTAATCAGGTATAAATTAGAAGATGTAATGGAATGGTTAAACAGTAATGGAAAAGAATCAAAAGCCGAAATTTTACGCACAGAAGAGGACTAAGTCTGGCAGGTATATCACGATAGCTGAGGGTGATACCAGACAGGAGTTAATAGAGAATATCAAGTCAGACAGTAACACATACAACAAAAGAGAGAGGAACAGTAATGGCAAAGAGGTACTTTGACACAGACATATGGAAGAAGAGATGGTTTCGCAGTTTATCACCGAGATATAAGAGTGTATGGTGGTATATAATCAGTCAGTGTGACCATGCTGGAATTTTTGAGCCAGATGTAGAGATAATGAGTCTTTTCATAGGTGAGGAATTAGATGAGGGTAAGATACTGGAAGTATTCAAAAATAGGATAGAATACTTAGATAATGGTAAGTGGTTTATACCAAAATTTATCCAATTTCAGTATAATGCAGCTACACCTGAAGAGTTAAATCAAAACAACAGGGTACACAAGTCTGTATACGACAAACTACAGAAATATGGTATAACATTTAGACCCATCGATGAAGCTACCAAGGGTCATAGTAGGGTCATGGATGGTTCATCTAAGGGTCAAGGTAGGGTCAAGCAAGGGTCATCGAAGGTTCATGTAAGGGTCATGCATGAAGCTAAAGATAAAGATAAAGCTATATACAAAGATAAAGATAAAGTAATAATAACTAATAATAATAAAAAAGCAGTATTTAAGATACCAAATGAAAAACAAGTTAAAGAATATTGTAAAGAGCGTGGAAATTCTATTAATGCGAGTCATTTCATTTCATTCTACGAATCCAAGGGTTGGATGATTGGGAAGAACAAGATGAAAGATTGGCAGGCAGCAGTTCGGTCTTGGGAGCAGCAGGAGATAGCTGAACAGAAAAAGGCTGATGAGAGGAAGCCTAAGACGAGAGCATTCATTCAGGAATCAGACAGGAACAGACCCCGTGATTTCTAAGTTCAAGTTCCGACCCCACAGCGGTAAGCAGACTGATTTTTTAAAGTCCACTGCTAACTGGATATTTTATGGCGGTGCGAGGGGTGGTGGGAAATCTTTGATGCTGGCATGGAAGGCAGCCCTGATACCGAGGGCATACCACTATGAGCGTATGAGGCGCAAAATTGAGCCTGAAGAAGCGAAAAGGCTGAAAGCCAAGGGTAGGGCTGTTAAAATCGTTGTTGATGCTGTGTCTATTGATTTTCCTGATTATATCGGCATTTTGATGCGTAGGACGTTTCCCCAGCTCGAACGGAACCTGAAGCCTGAATGCGATAAGCTGTATAAGCTCTATAACGCCAACTGGCAGGAAAGGAACAAATGCTATGTCTTCCCTTCTGGAGCCAAGGTTTACTTGGTGCATTGTCAGGACAGAAGGGCTTTGGACAACTACATCGGTGGTAACTACAATTTCATTGGCGTGGATGAAGCGAACCAGTTCCCTGAAGACTGGATTGAAGAGCTTTCCACATCTGCACGGACGGATAACGAACTTCTCCAGCCGCAGGTATGTCTCACATCGAATCCCGGCAATATCGGTCATATATGGCTCAAGCGGAAGTTCATTGACCGCTGCCCGCCAGTCGTTACTGGCAAGCCCAGATACAACGAAGAATTCGATGTCTATCACCAGAACCATAAAGCTGGTGAACCCTTTGTAGACGAAGAAGGAATCAGCTACCATTTTATCCCTGCTACCGTCTTTGATAACCCCACTCTCTTAAAAAATGACCCAAATTATGTAAGAAAACTTAAAAATTTAAACCCAGTGCTTAAGGCTATGTGGCTGGAAGGGAGATGGGATGTTTTTGCTGGAACCTATTTCGATAACTGGAACCCCATGCACCATGTGATTCCCCAGTCGTATTTCCAGTATGGCGTGCATTTCAAGAAGAATACCCACACCCTTTACAGATTCTACGACTATGGCACAAAAGCACCGTTTGTGTGTCTGTTTGCTGCTGTAGACCGTGACCAGAATATGGTTGTATTCGATGAAATAACCGAGACTGGGCTGTCTGCATCCAAGCAGGTTAAGATGGTCAACGAGTACACATGGGAAACTTATAAGCTAAAACCAAATGATTTTGACGACGATATAGCCGACCCTGCCTACTGGACGAAACATTCGGAAAAGGAAGGTGCGCTATACTCGCCAGCAGACTTTTATAGTGATGATGGTATATTTTTGTCGAAGGGAAACAATGACCGCAAGGCAGGAGCCAAGATTGTCTATGAAGGGCTGGAAGTCCCTGACGAAGGTGAGCCAAGGATACGATTCACAGAAAATTGTTTACAATGTATTGAAACATTTCCTAATTTACCATCGGCAGAAAACGACCCCGAAGATATTGATACCAAAGCCGATGACCATCACTACGATGCACTCCGGTACGGTTCATTAAAGGTTCTGCCAAGCCTTGCTATCTATGAAAAACGAAAAAAAGGGTGGCGGTATCGGATTGGTGAAGATAAGTCCGGTGGCAGCACAAGTTGGAAAACAGCATAATGGCTAAAGATTCATACAGCAACGATTCACCTTCCGGGTCACAATATGCGGCAGGAGTCCTGTCCAAACAGGCTGATAAGGTCTTAAAATGCTGGAAATACAGCCGGGACTCATTCGAGAATGCGAGGGAAGAATCCGAGAAAGCGGTGCGGTATATGAATGGCGATACATTTACGTCTGACGAAAGAACCAATGCTACCAAGTATAAGAAGCCGCTGCTTAAGTATAATATTATCACACCCATAATCAGCACCCTTGTGGGGAATGAACAACTCAACCGCAAGACAGCAAAATTTAAGCCCACTACCATCGAGTCTGTCGGTGTGAGCGATATCCTGCAGGGCAGATGGAACGCAATCAACGACGAGCAGGACTTGGAAGATAAGCTGCAAACCGCATTTATTGACGCTCTTTCAACGAAACTTGGCGGCTGGATTCAGCGGAGCTGGGAAGTGAACGAAGAAGGGTATCTGGATTTTAAGTACGATGTATTGAATAATTTCCGTGTGTATGTAGACCCGGAGACACGGGCAAACGACTATGACTTA